GTTACTGCAGCTGGCTGTGCTCCTTCTCCAACAGTAGTTGTTGCAGCAACTTGTCCAACAGGTACCACTCCAGCTGGTTCAGTGACTCCAGCTCCGGGGGCGGCGGACTCTGCACCGGGCTGTCCAGCCACTTCAACGCCTGTTCGATCTGCTCCACTGACAGATGGCTCAGCACCTGCCTCTCCTGCTGCCAACGCATCTGCATCTTGTTCCTCCTGTGCTCTGGCCATAGCCAGTCGGCGAGCTTGAACCGGGTCCATGCCCGTGTCAGTAAATTGTTGCGTAAGCTCTTCAATCCGAGTCTCGGGCGGGGTCAGAACTTTAGGCCCACGCACAATCTGACCGACATCTTCACGGGTTACTGTGTCAATAGCGAGTCGGCGAGCATCCTCTTCCGGGATGTTCATAATGTCGACGTAATAGTTCGTCAACTCATCAATGCGGCGAGCGCGTTGCTCAGCTTTAAAGTCGCGGTGCAACCCGGCTGGTTGTTCTTCCGTGGGCTCTATACGACCAGGGGCTCCCGACAATTCTTCGTCGGTCAGAGTTGGCTCAATGCGCCCAGTCTCATCAATCTGCTGTCCAATATCTCCGGGACGCCGAGTAGGAGCGCCAAACCCTTTAGACTGCGCAATTGCAGCAGCCAGTCCTTCGTAGCTGGTATCCCGTTGATAGGGAATACGCTCGGGTTCTTTGCCTTCCATGCGCTCCCGGTACGAGCGAATGGCTTTGTTTGCAGCAGCTCCGCCACCAAACATCAAACCTGCTTGGGCCACAGTGCCGACCGCAGTGTCCATGGCCCCGGAGATAAACTCTTTGATTCCGGCTTCTTTGTTTAGCCCGTGGATTTTGTCAACCCCAAATTGTCCTGCGTAGGTTACTTGTTCGCCGGGAATTTCTCTAGCAAGAGCTTTGGCGTAGTAGGCAGCGAGGTCAGACAGCGGTACCCCTTCTGCGGTTTTACGCAGGGCCTTCATTTCCGCACCAAGTGCAAACCGCTCGCCGATTACTTCAAACGCAGCATACGCGCCAGCACGGGCAGCAGCTTCATCCGGGGCCAGTTTGAGTCGTCGACCTTCGTCATAGGTCTGACCAAACGACTGGGCAAACATATTGGCCAGCACCAAAGGCTGAGACCCTGTTAACGTACCCACAAGCATGGCGGGCGCCTGCTGAATGATGGACGACGCGGCGTCTTCAAAAATGCGGACCGGGGCAAGTTTGGCCTGCCCCATGTTCTTGAGCATCGCGTCCAAGTTGTTCAGCTTGGTACGTGTATCTTGGTCATCCTCGCCCGTGAAGTCGGCGATCGCCCGCTTCACACCATAGTAGCCTTGCTGACCTCCGGCAACGCCCTTGGCACCTGTACGCTTGAGCACCCGAAGCGTTTCATCAAACCCCGTCATACCGGGGCGCAGGCCGTACTCTTCTTGAATACGAGTGACTTCTTCAGGTGTTGCAGTGAGCTGGGCTAGCGGGGGTTCTTCATACCCTGCACGTGCGCGTTTCCACGCCTCGGCTTCAGCGGCCTTGGCCTCCCTACCCTGGTCAATCAACCGTTGAGTACGCGCTTCCAGACTTGTGTCCAGCATCTGGCCGGTCTTTGTGGTGACGGCGGCTTGTTTAGCGGCTCGGTCTGCGTACGCCTGCCCCACTTGGGCATAGACCCCACCACGTTTTTGCAGCTGTTGAATGGCTGCGGCCCGCTGTTCTTGTGGAAGAGAGTCTAGGTATGCGTTAGTGGATGCAACGAACTTAGGATCAACGCCCAGGCTAATGGGCGACGGCTCTGGGGGAACAACGGTCCCTTCTAAAATACTTTGCCGCTTAGGCCGTGCAGGTGCAGCAGCCATGATCTCAGAGCCCCCCATACCCATGGGGTCAGACACACCAGGAGAAGGTTCTTCAAGATTAGCAGTAGGAGCGGCAGGTTTTTTAGCCAGGGGGCTCTTCATGACCTCCCACTGACCGCCGACCAGATAAGCGCGTTCGCCGGTATTGGGGTTCTCCGCTACCTGATCAGGCTTGACCCATTGGTTATCTACAAGAAAGACAACCTCCCCAGTGTTGGGGTTTACTGCTTTTTCCATTTACCTGTCCTTTGTTTTAAGGAGGGGTTGATTTAATTTATTGTACTGGGTTGAAGCCGGGAGGCGGTGGTGGCCTCCTGCTCCCTGCGCTAGGGCCACCTTGAGGGTTAGTTACACCTTGCCGTTTCATCTGCGCTTCGGTTAGTCGATCCAAAGCTGCAGCCATACCAGCGGAGTCACCATTGGCCATGGCATTTCGCCATTCGTCGTCCATCAGGGCTTGAGACCTGACCGTTTTCTGCACACTCTCCGAGGCACGGGAGAATATCTGACCAGCCATAAGCTCCGCACGCTGTGGACCAACGTCTTTGCCTGTACTAATAATCTTCAAGCGACCTTCAAGCTGCTTTCTTAGCAACGGTAACTTTGGATCATTGGGGTTGCTAGATTCCAAAGCAGCAATCTGATCGGACAGCACGGCAGCTTGACGATCCACTTGGGGGAGTTTTGCCCCACCAGCCCCTGCACCAGCTCCAGTAACCCGGTTGGCTTGGGCAAGTTTGCCAATGACGTTTCCAGCTGCGGCTTTTGCCTCGCGGTCGAGCTTGAGACCGGCGATCTTGTTTTCCTCGGACTTGTCGAACGCAGCACGGGCATCGCGGTGCAGGCCCATGCGTTCTTTGCGGTCGGCGTCGGCAAGATTGAACTCCATCTGCGCAAACTGATTCTTTGCCGCACGCTGCATTTTGTTTGCTTCTGCCATAGAACCACCAATAGAGGCAGCTGCAGCGCCAGCACCACGGATAAACCCGCCCGGCTGCAAAATTGCAGGGATCGCTTGCAGAGCGGCAAGTCCTTTAGCCTCTTCGCGCTCTTTGCCAAGAGCTTCTCGCTGCTCTTGTATGTATCTACGCATCCCAGCGGAGGGGCTTTCACCTGCCGCATCCGATATCTCTTTGGCGTAGTCCTTCATGTACGCTAAACGCTCAGCGGACGTAGGAGCCTTATACGCCGTGGGGTTCATGAGGTAGTCGGCAATACTGAGACCACGCTTAGTCAATTGCGCCTGAAGGGCAGGATCAGCGATGCGGGTAGGTAGAACTTGTTGCCCAGCTTCTGAACCATCGTCGTCTTCCGAGCTCACCAAGCTGTAGTTGTTTGCACTTGTTGGTTGGGCAAACGCAATAATGCCGCCGCCCGCAGCACGGACCATGTTGGCTCGCACGTCATAGGGCACTTGATTGTAAGCCGAGGCCAATCCTTGTTGCTCGGATGCCCGCATAGCCAGCTCTCGCTGAGCAGCTTCTTTCTCCGCAGGGGTGGCAGGGGCCGCAATAATGGCGCGAAGCTGATCCTCATTCAACATGTCCATGTCGGGCAGTAAAGCCTCGGGGCTGTTGAACTTCTCCATGACCGTCATGCCACCGTCAGCATAGGACTGCATCAGTCCGCCTTCTTTAGCGCCGCCAATCATGCCAAGTTGCTTCGCGCCATACGCACCCATTCCCAGAGCACCAAGAGTTTGGAGGGTGCTTGGCGAACCTTGATACACCTGCGACTGAGAACTCATGCCCATGGGTATGCCACGGATCAAGTTGTTCATGTAGCTCAACTGCTGATACGGGTAGTTTTTCTGGGTCAGAAAGTCTTGATACGCAAGGTCCAAGGGACGCTGAGCTTGCTGTTGCTGCAGTGCACCAAGCTGAGTTTGCTGTCCGATAGCCGTATTGGCTTGTTGAGTCGCGGCGTTATAAGCAGACTGAGACCCTTGGGCCTGAATGTCGTTCATCTGCTGCATCAGGTTGCGCTCACGCTCCGCGCTTTCAATTCCCTGACGGTAACCACCAAACGCCCCTGCACTGGTAGCTTTAGCTTGCTGCTGAGCACCCAGCATGCCAGACTGACGGCCAGCTTCGCGCTTCTGAATGTCTACCACGTTCTGCATGTACGGGGACATATAGCCCTGCACCGACTTACCAAACGCTTCGGGGCTAGCAACACTAGACATAGCCTGCTGCTGCAGGCCACTAAGTCCGGCAATACGCTCGCCGCCGTACGCTTGGTACGGATTCTGGTTGATGTCAGTTAGCGCTTGGCCCCTTGCCAAGTTTTCCTGCGCATAGCCTCTGGCCCAGCCGGGCAAGTCAGAGATTTGGGTTTGGGTTGCAGGAGTACCACCACCACCACCGCCATCACCAAGAACTAGGCCTCCATCAGCCTTGCGGTAGGTGGCAGAATCTCCAATGGGTTCACCAAAGGCATACAGTTCGCGGCGCGAATAACTTGTTCTCATAGTGTGACCCTCATCACTTGGTGAGTGTTTTCCATACCCATTTTCTTGTACATATCGACCAACGTGCCACGTGCCCAGCATTGGGCTTTCTTGGCTCCGTTCATCCGCATAAACTCTTTGGCTTCATCAAAAACGTAATCTCTGACGATACCTTTACCACCCATCAAATTGACATGCGCAATGCGCTCCAACGGGTAGTCAATAAACTCAACGGTGCAAGCACCTGTAATGCCCTCATTGGGTTCTTCCCACACCAACAAATGCGTTCTGCCTGTGCGGATGCTGTACTCGATGAACTGCTCGTTGTGGGAGCCGGGTTCAAGGTCCATTGCCTTTTTTAGCAACGGTAGTGCAATTGGCCAAACAGCCGGTAAGTGGTTGGGGTGAACGTGATGCAGAGGCATTTTTAAGCGGGCAGCATCTTGGTGGGGTTGTTTTTCTTAGCCACTCGGCCCTTACCCACAGTCTTACCGCGAGCATTCTGCACTCGGTCCATCATGGCGTAGAGTTGACGCGCACCTGCCTCGGTCGAGCCGTTGCCCAGTTCAGAGACGATACGTGCAGGCACCACAAATTCACCGTCGGCCAAACGTGCAGGTTGCTTGTTACCAATACGGGCCGGGATCGAATCGCTCACACCGTCGCCGGGACCACGAAGCAGTCGGCCTCCGTCGGAGTAGCCGCCCAGATCAGAGATGCCACCCTTGGCGTACAGGCCAGCCGTCTCACGTAGGCCCGGCATATCGGACAGCCCCTTGGGCTTTTTCATCGGCTCCGAATCAGCAGGTCTAAGACGCCCCCCTCCAGCCATACGCACCACGGGATCAAACGACGGAACAGACCCGCCATACATCATGCCACCATCAGCGGCAGTGCGTACATATCTGGAACCGGGGAAGTAGTTTTGCCCCACTCCAGATGAACTAGCTTGTGGGAACGGAGAGGCTACGCCGGGCTCATAGCGATAGACAGGGTTTGGGGCGGTATCGAGGTCCGATGAAATTGGCGATTTTTGCTCAGCACCAGCCGCAATAACCGGGGCAGCAGCCATAGCCACGTTCTTAAACGTAGCGTTCTGCGACAGCGCGTCTGATATAGACGTAGGCACTGGCTTTAAGCTATTGGGGCCGGGCCCAGTTTGGAACCCAGACGAGGCATAGTTGCTCGGCGTCACACCCGGACGGGGCTCAAAAGGCGCGTTACCAAATGGTTGAGCAGGTTCTCCCATAGCACCGTACGAGGAGGTAGTCGGCGCAGTGCTTGCGTAGTCGGCAACATTACTAGAGAACGTCTCAGGTGCAGGGATAGGGCTAGTTGTAATTGGGCCAGCCGAGGCGCCAATTGGACCCCCAACAATAGCTTCCGTAGGAGGAGCAGTAAAGCTAGGGACCGCGTCAACCACAGGAGCCATATTAGCAGCCCCGCCAGCAGTAGCAGCACCGGCGCCAGTAGCCGCTTCCCCAGCCATCATTTCAGGCGTAATACCCGCACCTAAACCTGCCCCGCCGTATGCGCCCAGACCAGTCATCAGACCTTTTTCTAAGCTACCCGTAGCTACAGCCGTGCCGCCGCCAACTATCAAACCGGCCATCAGGGGGCTCAATGCACCACCAGAAGCAACAGTTAGCCCCGCGCCAGCAATAGCAGGGAGAAGGCTCTTCAGGCTAAATGCTTCGGGTAAACCCGTATGCGGGTTTATGGTTATTTTGGTGCCGTGCAGTTTGGCAAGGTCTTGGAGCCCACGGATTTCTCCTGCGGACATGTGAACAAGATGGGTATCGCCATGGCGACCGTGCGCGGCGAGGTGTTTAGCGGCGTGCTGAAGACTCATAAAAGCCTCACGGAATGGGGGTTGGTTGATAGTATCATGTTGACAGGCTTGACACAAATGAAAGCGTTGCCACGATAGACGGAATTGCGGGCATTACAAAGGGAGACGTAGATGCCGCTTCGGCCTCAAAAGTGACGTTTGTATTGTTCACGGCGGCAAACATTTCCACGTAGTCATTCGCTTGCAGGCTAACGTAAAAATTACAGGCGGCAATGATGTATCCCGGTGTCCCGCCGTGGGAGCTAATGACATCAAATTTACTGCCTGTGCCAGTTACATCTGTGCCGTTAACAGACAACCAAATCCATGCGGAATGAATTTGAGAGTCGGTATTCTTTAGTTGGACGCTAAACTGGTAGTTATAAATACCGGGAAATTCAACTTGAATTCCGTTGGTGCCATCGTTCGTACAGGCGTTTACATAGTCGTTCTGGTCGAACGTGATTTGCGTTGCAGTGTTTGCCGTGAAGGTGACATCAGTTGTTCTCTGGATAGCGGCGTAGGGGAAGTTTAAATACTGCCCGCCCACCCGACCAAGTAGCGCCCCGTTTACACCGTCAAGTTGGTTGAAGTACAGCCGCAGGACGTTATTTAGCTGGTCCGAGTATTGAGTTTGATACTCCCTCGGTGCGACGGGCAGGTTGGGAGCTTTGGTTGTGACGATTGCGGCCATATGTCAACGTCTTCCGTCTGGCTTAATATCAATTCTGGGAGCGCCCAGTTGCCACGCCACGCCCAGATCGGTCGAATCAATCCGGAACGCCATCTGACGTCCTCGCACCCGGATATAGACTTGTCCAGTGTACTGCTCGATTGGAACCACTGCGGTGCGTGTCACTGCGGCGTTATTTTCTCCGCCAACTGAGGTGGGGTTGTTGTAGCCGGAGCCTGAGTTCTCAAGTGGCAACAGAGTCATCGTGACATTTGGATTTTCCGCCGTTGATCCACGGAACGTGACGTCCGGTATTAATCGCCAGACAAACCCAAAGTTGTGGCCGTCGCCAATATCAAACTGCGAAGAGCTAATGAAAGCCTCGATGGGGGCGGCGGTGCCGGTAATGTTGTCATCCACTCCAACTTCATGCTCAACAATGTTGTTCTCATAGGTGGCCGCAATCGGGTTCTGGTTGATTGCCGCATCAAGCCATGCCGTTCGACCCATGGTCCCGTAATACCAGATGTCCTCAGAGTAGTTGTACACCACGTATTTATCTACGACATCTGAACTGGCGGAACAGTAAAACCACCACACTTCATTAAAGCCTTCGTTAGTCCCGGAAAAGAACTGATCCGCCTGCAACAAGTTAATGTCGCTGTAAATGTACTGGCGCAGGTCACACCGTAGCGTCTGAAGCCGACCGTCATATTTATAAAACTTGTCGTTACCCATCCAGTAAACAACACCCGAGGCATAGGCCGCAGCATTTGCCGAGATGATTGATATGTTGTCGCCCAGAAGCTGGAACCCCCATACATAAGGAGCACCCAAATACTGCATGGAATATATAGCCGCATCGGAGAACACCACAATTTCCTGGCGGGATTGAACAGCAGTGACCAGATACGATCCGTGAGACAGCAACTGTCCGCCAGCTTGGTTTGTTACAGACGGCGTCCAGTTAATAGCCGACTCTTGATCAGACCAGCGCACAAACATGGGATTGATCTGCGTCTCGCCAATTGGTGTGCAACCAAAGGCAATCACAAACCGACTAATGTCAGACACCAACATGAAGTTGGTTGAGGTCGGAACATCGGATGCGAAAGCCAAGTCTGTCAACGGAATACCGTTTGCCAACAAATACGAAGTTCCTGAGCCTGCCGCAGTAACGACAATAGAGTCTCCTTGGGCGGACGCAGACAAATTGAACGTGGGGCCTGTCGAATTCTCAACGTAGTAAATCGTACCCAGAGACAATCCGGTCGGCAGAGTTCCTGTGGTATCAAACTGAACCGCCGTGTTCTCGGTAATGTCACCAACAACAGTGAATAGCGTCGGCGTGTACATGGTGATTGTCCCCGACCCCGTGGTGGTCAGGTTGACGGCGGCTCCTCCATTTGTTGCGGACAACTGCGCAGTTGGAGCGCTTCCCCCTCCGCCAATATTCTTCAGATAATAGACCGTGCCAGCCACCAATGGGGAAGGTAGTGAGACAGTCGATGAAAACTTGACCGGAGTACCATCACTCAGCCCGGTTGCACTGCCAAACGTGATGTACTCAGTGCCTGTATTAACAGCAGAAACCGTTTGAGAGTTGATCGTGGTGCTAATTGCAAGCGGGGCAGTTCCAACCGCAGCGGTCCAGTAGTACAAAGGGCCACCCGAGTATCCGTAGATCAAATCCTGGCCAAAGTTGTCCTGATACCAGACGCGCAGGTTGGACGTTCCGGGTTCACCAATACCCCAAGCGCCCGTGCCCCAAGGGCCAGCGCCCCACCCAGATAGGGCTTGGGCAATGTCATAGCCAATCGGAATCTCAAAGTATGTGTTAACCGTAGTTCCGCCGTTTCCAGTGTCATACGCCGTCGCAGCAACAGGGGACTGGATTGTGAAACTGTTTACATCAACATACGTAATCTTGAACGTATTGTTCAAAACGTCCGCCGTAATACCGCCATTGACGGAAACGTAGAACGTACCAGACCCAGCGGTTGTGGTGTTGACCGGAGCACCGTCAGGCACGTTTGTAAACTGCACCGTAGTGCCAGAAACCACATTGATATAGTAAACGACGCCATCAACCAAGCCCGTCGGCAAAGCACCACCAGCGGAAGCCTCTACCAAGACGGCTGTATTGTCTGCAATGGCCGTTGTAAGTACAAAGTCGGTAGCCGAGGACCGGGTAAAGGTCTGTTGGCTCAGAGACTTTGCACCTAAGAAATTGACGTAATCCCCGTCGCTGGCTCCGTGAGCCGTATAGGCCACAGTAATTGTCGTCGAACCGTTCGTCGCTGTAAACGGGTTGCTCAATGTAGTAATCGAGCGAATCGGCGTGATATCGTTGTAAAAGCCGCCCTCTTCAATGTAGAACTGCTCGTTGGTGCCAACACCGGTCAGCGTCACGGAACCTAGATTTGACCAAGTCCATAGCGAGCGGCACACGCCGTTATAGGTGTATTCTGAAGTCTGTAACCACCCGCCGATCTTTTCGGGCGTTCCTTGGCGGAAACGAACCTTGTCGCAGTCATACCATCCGCCCTCGGTTGTGTACCGCGTGTTTTCCCGGTTAACCCCAGGTTTGAAGAGCACTTTTTGTAGCATCTGGGTTCCTACGACATAAACAGGGCACGTTCGTCGAGGCGACGGTTCTGTAACCCTTTCAGTATTTTGCCACCAGCCATGCAGTACTTCAATAGTTCCTGTCCAGCGCCTTCTTTATCGCCGCGATTGAGCTTTTGACGAAGCGTCGAACGCTGGAGTGTTCCCAGACCGACGTTAAAACTAAAACTGACAAGACCGTCAAACATACCTTGGGTGAGAGGTACTGAAATGTATTGGCCCACTCCACGTTCAAACCGGCTAAGGTCACTTCTGAGAATCCCATCAACTTCTTCCATTGAAAACACCCGGTCGTCCTCCGGGCGTAGGGGGACAGACATCCTGTCCTCTATTTTTAGCTTACCCTGCTCGGGGTACAGTACATGTCCGACGCCAATCGTCCAGAGCTTGGCTGGGCAACGGTAAGCCTTTTGTCTTACACCTTCATGGTGCATGATCATCTTGACGGCTTTGGGGCTGACGTTCATTTGCCGAGGACTCCCTGTTTTTCAACGTCATCAAGTACAACACCAAAAGCATCAGGATTAGCCAATACGGCATCGCGCCATTTACCAAGCTGGTCTATTTGATGCTGCTTCTCAGCTTGCTCTTTTGTGGCGCATTTTTCAAAGTGGTACCGACGCATGTTCCCGCCACCGCCCTGGACGCCACAATGGGGGCACGTTACCACCTCCCGCTTCCCGCGCATAGACTGCATCTTCTTGGCCCTCTGCTCCGGGTCAGCCCACTGCTTTTTAGCGCCAGCGGAATAGGTGTCGTGGTCGCGTTTTACGCCTGTTGATCCGTTTGCATGCGGCGACTTGTTGTAGAGTCCGGTGTCCCAGAAGCACTCCAATAAGGCCGTTTCAACTTCTCTGGCCTCCGCTACGGAGTCGGTTTCTAAGAGCACCCGGAAATCAAAGTCGTTCACATCGACCGGCTGGTGTTTTAACGCGGCAATCGCACATCGATGCCCAGTCTTCATAAAAGACTTTTGGTTGATCAGACGTTGCTTCAGATTGGCACTGCTGCCAATGTACATCTGCCCCGTGTGCTTGTTAACCACCGCGTAAACACCACTAGTCATTTGCCAAACGCCCTTCCTCCAAAATGGAAGCTTATTATAGCAGCAAACAACGCTTGGGTCTCATCATCCCACAGCTGGTCGGCCATATCCTCAAAGCTCACGCCCGTGGTAAACCCGTGCCACACCAAGGCGCAGTCAATACCCACCAACAGGAAAAAGAACCCGTAGGTAATGGCGGGGCGGACGCTGGCCCGGAAGTTTTTCATCCACTGGCTGGTGCCCTCGTTTAAAGCGGTGTCGTGGGCATAGATGGCTTGCATTTCGGCCTGCTGGGCGGCGATTAGGGAGACCTTTTCGTTGGACTTGGTCTCAAGCTCAATCTGCTGGGTATGGATGTTCTCAACCCGCTCCTGCGCCTCAAACCCCATCTTGCGCATCTCCAACTCCCGGGCGATCTGCATCTGGGCCAGCTCCAGCTCGTGCTTCTTGTCCGACCGGTCTTGAAAGAAGTCCAAAATCCTGGGCAAGCCGCCCATCAGGAACGAAATTAGGGTGGAGAATAGTGTCAGCATTAGTAACTCTTTTTAGTTAACATTGAAGAAGCGATAGTCATAAGGGACTGGATGTCCTCTATGCTCTCAGGTCGATCTTTGAACCCGACGGTAATTTGACCGATGAAACGTGTTGCGTCCGGTGGTACAGAGATTCGACAGCCGAAGGTGACGCCGACTTCGACGTACCACAGGCCGATTTCGCTTTGTGGCTTGTGGTAATCGCCGCATGGCGTTTCTCCCGCCATGAGCTTAACAACGTCTGCGTTATTGTTGGGGTTCTGGGTAAAGAGACCGACATCGATTCCCTCCAGTCTTTTATCTCGTCCATCCTTGGTAAATGCCCGGTACAGGACGCGAGTACCGAACAGGGGGTTAACCTTGAAGATTGACACTGTATGGGCACCGCCGTACTTTATTAGCACCGCCGCCGCATCCTCAACCCGTGACTCATTGATGCTGGGTAGCTTCTGGCTCTCCTTGTAGGCCCCCACCAACAGCTCTTGGTTGGCGTAGACAAACCAGGCGCAGAACCCGAAGATGAACATGATGAGCAGGGCGATGAGTTTGAACGGGCTGTCCACATACGACAGTATGCGGTCCAACACCCCCAGTGCTTTGTCCTGCTCACTCATTTCCACATGCCCTTTGAAATCCCCCACTGGACCAGCCAGTACATGCCCAGACCAAATGCCGCCAAAACCGCCACCGAGAGCTGGATGTCTTGAATCATATCCTTGCGGTTCTGCGCCTTAGCCGCCTCAATGATCTTCTGTTTGACCGCCTCAGCCTCTTCCTTGGCAATCTGTCTGCGCATGTTCTCTCTGGTCTTGACCATGTCGTCCCAGAGTTTCCCTTGCCCCGACCAGACCAGCATCTCGTACAACTCGTACTCGTGCCGCTCCAGCTCCCGCCGCTTTTGAACCATTTCAAACGCCTCGGCGGTTAGCTCTGCGTCAGTCTTTTTGGGTTTGACCCCGTTGGCCTTATCCCACAGCGCCTCGCGCTTTTCGCGCTCCTTAGCCGCCTCAGCCTTCTCGATGACCGCCTTCTGGTCAAAATAGCCCGCAATACTCTGGGCTATCTCGTTGGTGTCTTTGCCGAGCTTGATAACCTCCTTGATTGTGGCTACCGCAGCCTTGGCTCCCGCAAACGCAAGACCGATGGTTATGGGGTCCACATCACATTAACGCAGCAACGTCAGGGTTTGCGGCCAGAAAGGCTTTGAGCTTGTCCATGGGATTGACTTCCTGAGCTTGAATCTGGGCTTGTTCTGCATCCCATGCGGCTTTCTGCGCCAGCGCTTGCTCAATCTCTTCGGGCGTGAGGTCGATAACCGTGGTCTCGCCAGTCTCGCAATTCACTTCAATGCGTTGCATGGTTTACTCCCAAAGAAGGTTAATTGAACCGGCGTCAAAGGTGTCAGTGCCGTTGACTGTGGTGATGCGGACGCGGTCAAGCGTACCGCCAAGAGCTAATGTGCCGCTACCAACCATCGTAGTGGTTCCATTTGATGTACCCATAGCATGGGAT